GCCGCCGAAAGATTTGCGCTGATGTCGACAGCATGTGCATTTGCCAACGCTTGTATCTCGGCGCGTATCGTGTCGCATATTTCGTCCGCAAACGGTGGCTGCACAGCTGTTAGCAAGTCGCGCATTGAGCGTGGTTCGTCAGTCATGTGGGCCTCCCGTCAGGCCAGCCAATTTTGCGCCTTCATAGAGCGCCTTTTGGCTGGCAAATTCTTTGCGTGTGACCCGGTGGTCGATCAAGGAGTCAATGTCCCCAGTGATTTCACGCAGGCCATGGTAAGGCGCACCATCTTCATTTGAAGCGGCTTTTGTTGCAGCGTGTGCAGCCGCGCTTAGGTTCTGCATTGCTTCATCGTATGTCATGTGTTTTCCTTTCTGCTGCCCCAACACGTAAGCCATGCCGCGCGCTACGTCAAGCGGTTTTTTGTTATTGACAATTATTTAGTGGCGCGCTAGGCGTCGGATATGACACAAGCTCAAAAACTCCTAGCCGATTGGCTAAAGGCCGAGGGCCGCAAGCAGAAGTGGCTTGCCGCCCAGGTAAAGTGCGGCGAAAGCACCTTGCGTTCATGGCTCAAGGGTCGCGCCGCTCCCGTCCGCGTGTATCGTGAAGCGCTCGCCGAAGTGACCGGCTTGCCGATAGCTGATGAGGATGCGTGGCGATGACCGGGCAACGTTCATCGGCATTTTTGAAAGGTAAGGCATGACCCTAAATTACGAGCAGTATCGCGACTTCATCGCGTCAAAGGGGGCAGTGGCGCAATCCGTTGGCTTCACTCCGCACGCATTGCCGGAACGCCTGTTTGCCCATCAGCGGGCAGCGGCAGAATATGCACTAGGCAAGGGCCGCGCCGCGTTATTCTTGGATACGGGATTGGGGAAGTCTGGATGTGAGGCTGTTTTTGCAGATGAGGCAGCGCGAGAGACGCGGCGACCTGCGATTATCCTGACACCGCTTGCCGTGGCCAAGCAGATGCAGCGTGAATGTTCGGATTTCGGAGTCGATGCAAAAGTTATTCGAGAGGATGCCGACATTGACGGATCTGCGCGAGTATTCATCGCAAATTACGAGCGACTGTCCAAACTGGACGTAAGCCGATTTGGGGCGGTGGTGCTAGATGAAAGCAGTATTCTGAAAGCGTTTGCCGGGGCGACCAAGCGCACACTGGTCGAAGCGTTCAGCAACACGCCGTATCGCCTTGCCGCAACTGCGACACCAGCCCCAAATGACCATATAGAACTCGGAACACATGCCGAATTTTTCGGGATCATGGGCAGCATGGAAATGCTATGCCGGTGGTTTATTAATGACACATCTACAGCATCGCAAGAGTGGCGGCTGAAAGGCCATGCGGTTGATGACTTTTGGTCTTGGGTTGCGTCATGGGCGCGGGCGGCGTCTTTGCCGTCAGACCTTGGCGGGAGTGATGAAGGTTTCATTCTGCCCCCGCTAAATCATAGACTTCACACTGTCGGCGTTGATCTTACAGATGGCGTTGATGATGGAATGTTGTTTCGAATCCCTGACAACTCGGCAACGTCGATCCACGCGGAAAAGCAGCGGACACTTGCTGATCGTGTCGCGCAGGCCGCAGAGATTGCTAATGCGGACAGCGGAAGCGTGATTGTTTGGTGCGAGCGCGACGACGAAAGCGCAGCGCTTTCGCGCGCCATTCCAGACGCTATTGAGGTAAAGGGGTCAATGCCCCTTGATAAAAAGGAATCGGCACTAGATGCGTTCACTAACGAGACGGCCAGAGTGATTGTGACCAAGCCAAAACTGGCGGGTTTCGGTCTTAACTGGCAGCACGCGCGCACGCAGGTGTTTGCATCTCTCTCGCACTCATATGAGCAATATTATCAGGCGGTTAGGCGGTCGTGGCGATTTGGGCAAACTGGCGAAGTTACAGCACATATTGTCATTGCCGAGACGGAGCACGGCATCTGGCGCAATGTCCAGCGCAAAGCCGCTGATCACGACAAAATGAAGCGCGCCATGTCGCAAGCGATGGTGCGCGCACAAACTGAGCGTCATCGACGGGGCTATGACAGGCCCGCCGAGGTCAATCTTCCAACATGGATGAAGGGGAACACCAATGCAGCCTGACCACGAAGGTGACGGATGGGCCGTCTACAATGCCGACACGGTAGAAGTCATGCACGGCTTGCCAGATGGCTCTATTGACTGCGCGATATTTTCCCCGCCGTTTTCTGATTTATTTGTGTATTCGGATAGCGAGCGGGACATGGGCAATTGTTCCTCGCATGAGGAGTTTATGGAACATTACAGATTTTTTGCAGATGGATTGTTCCGCGCGATGAAGCCAGGGCGCATTGCCTGCGTCCATTGCACTGACCTGCCTACGCGAAAAGGGCGTGACGGTTTCATTGGCCTTCACGATTTTGGCGGGGATCTCATCAAGGCGCATCAGGCGGCTGGCTTTGTTTATCATGCCAGATGCACGATCTGGAAAGACCCTGTAGTTGAAATGCAGCGCACTAAGGCGCTCGGGTTGCTATACAAGCAATTGAAGAAAGACAGCGCCATGAGTAGAGTTGGAATGCCAGACTATATGCTGTTTTTTCGTAAAGATGAGCCAAACCCTGAACCGATCACGCACACACCGGATGATTTGCCGGTAGATCAATGGCAGGAACTGGCATCACCAGTCTGGAATACGGTTCGCCAAGGCCATGTTCTTAATGGTCGCCTTGCTCGCGCCGAAGAAGACGAGCGGCACATCTGCCCGTTGCAACTCGATGTGATCGAGCGGTGTATCAAGCTATACAGCAATCCAGGCGACTTGATCCTCGACCCGTTCAACGGCATTGGGTCAACCGGCTACCAAGCGATAAAGATGGGGCGACGGTATCTTGGGGTCGAGTTGAAACCCGAGTATGCGGCGCAGGCGGCGAAGTTTTTGGCCGAAGCCGAGGCATCGCAAGATACGCTTTTTTCAGGATGGTAATGTGAGATGGAATTTTCCGCGATCAACGCCTTAACGCCCAAATCCTTTTGATTTCATCCTCAACGCGTGGACGGATCGCAGCAGGTATTTTGCCTAAAGCGTTTCGCCGCGCTCCTTTTGTATCAAGCTCCAATATTTGCTTTGCTGCCTTGTATATCTCAAATCTCGCGACAGATTGAATAGCAGGATCAGCGTCATCCCACGATGTGCGACCCATAAGCAATTCCCTCAACTTTAAACTTGGTCGCCAATGATCTCCATCCATGCCGCAACCGCCTCCTTTACACCAACCGCGCCAAGCGCAACGCACGCAAACGCGCCGCATCTTGCCGCCGCCTCAAGATATTCCCGTTGACCGTCTTGCCATTTACTTTGCGTGTGGTCGAGGCGCTTTAACTCACAAACAAACGCCATACGCGCCGGAATGATCAAATCGCTTGCGCCTTTGGTAAGCCCCTCGGCCTTTTGCCGATGGAAGCGGCCATGCTGGCCGCCTCTTAGCTGTTGCTCGTTGCGCGGGTGAACCACAAGAGCGCCCCATGTGTCTGGATACGCCCTGCGCAGCCATGCAACCGCCGTGACCTGTTCGACAGTCTCAGGCGGGCACTTGCCGCGCCATGATGTATCACCAAAGGCCCGCACGCCTAGGGGCAAGTTATTCAGCCGCATGTTTTAACTCTGGCTCTTGATCCGCAGTCCGGTTGTAAGCAAACACCCTATAAAACCCACTAGGCTCTTTTTTGTAGGTCACGGTTTGAGGCGTTGCGCCATCTGCCGTCACAGATTGCCATGCCTGCCAATCCCGCATGGCGCGGCTATTCGTCCCCTCTGGCATGAGCCAGATCGAAAAAGACCTGTAAGGCGTTACAAAGTCCACACGCACAGTTTTGTTGCCTGACCGGCTCACACCGTTCTGCGCGGTCATACTGGTGACAGTATCAGTCTGCATTTGCGATGGGTCACGCTTCATGGCGCGAAATTCACCGATCAGCCTTTCGTTCGGATCAACCAGTTCTGCCCTACAATGTGCGCAATACCGGGCTGCAATGTCATTGCTTTCGCCACATGCCGGACAATCCTTACCCGTCCACCTGTAGCTGCATCGGTTAAACTTGCCGCCCGCAATCTTAACCTGCCCCCAGCACCGACGCGCAAAATGCGCTGGCATAGGGCCGTGTTCCGTTTCAACGCGGTGCCCATCGCCGTCCAAAATGTAGCCGTTGGCGTCAATCTCAAATCCTTCCGCGTCTGGCCTTAGCTTCACCTCATTGTCAAAGCCGCACCATTCGCAGCAAGCGTTTATCATCTCGCCACCATCGCCGGGGCTTTTGCCTGCTTTCACATTTGGCGAAAACAAGTCACCATCGGGGCAGTGGTCTTCAATGTTGGTGGTGTAGTCCAGAACAAGACAATCCGCCTTGCCGCGATCCAGCCGCAATCCACGGCCCACGATCTGCTGCAATAGTCCTACGCTTTCCGTTTTGCGAAGCATGGCGATCACGTCCACATGGGGCGCGTCAAAACCCGTTGTTAAAACCGCGACGTTAACAAGGTATTTTAACTCGCCGCGCAAAAACCGCTTTAGGATTTTGTCACGCTCGCCCTTGGGTGTCTTTCCCGTCACAAGCGCAGACATGGACGCGGGCAAGCTGGCCATGACTTCCTCTGCGTGCTGCACAGTAGCAGCGAACAGCATCACTCCGCGCCTGTCGCGTGCCTTGGCCACCACATCCGACACAATGGCCGCTGTTTTGCGTCCATGACCATGATAGGCACGATCCACAGCATCAGCGTCAAACTTGCCCTGTGCATTGGCCACAAGCCCGCTGGTGTCATAACCATCCGCGCCAGTTGACCCTATGACGGGCGGCGTCAAATAGCCTTGCTCGATCAGATCGCGCGCATCCACGCGGTAAACGCATTTGTGAAAATATGGGTCACGGCAAGAATGTTCACCGTTGGCCTTGTCGTCTGGCCAGTAGCGGAAAATATACCCTGACCCCAAGCGGTAGGGCGTTGCGGTAAGACCCATCACGCGCAGGTTGGGATTGGCAGTTCGCATGGCGTCAATGATTCCGCGCACGGTTGGCGTAATGCCGTGGCATTCATCGACCACAACAAGCGCATATCCTTGTTCACCCTGCTTTTGAAACCGGCTGATCCTGTTTTTGACTGTCAGCGGCGATCCAAATACAACTGGGTGCCGCAAGTCTTTGCCGCCAGCACTGGCGCTGAATGTGCTGCACGGATTGCCGGTCGCCAGATACTTGGCGCGGTTTTGAGTGACCAATTCGGCGGATGGCGCAAGGCACAACACCCGCTTGCCGGTCATGTCATGGATTTGGCGGGCGACATCGGCAATGATATGCGACTTGCCCGCCCCGGTTGCGGCGTCAATCAAGAACGGCTCCACGCTTTTGCGCATCCATTCGATTGAAGCTGTTACGGCTTCGCGCTGGTATCCTCTCAGCACTTACCCACCAATCCGCTTATCGCGCTAACCACATTCAGTTTATCAGCTTGGTCTGTGAGCCAAAGCCACGCCTCGGGCCATCCGTCACGACCCATGACATGCGGCGCGTGATGCGCAGCCCACATATAAGCATCCAGTCGGTCAGCGAACTTGAGCCATTCAAAGTCACTTTCTGCAAGCGGCATTTTCCAATGCCCCCACAGGTCAACCGATGCCAGATATTCATCATCCGACATGGCAGC